GTACGGTACAGGGTGTTGGTCTTGGAGTTCGGCGGTTAGGATGCCGTCATTTATCAGACTTAATACATGTCTGTGAGTCACGCCTAGTATTTTTGCAGCCTCTCTTACCAATATTAATGATGAATCTACCATGCCGGTGATTATATAATCAAATAATTACCTCTTGATATGGAGGTGGTTTCGTACTATAGTATGTCTACACAAACAAAACGGCCCTGCAAGGTGCGACAACACCTCACAGAGCCTACCGATGCCACTGAGTTAGCAGCGAAAACGGATAAGTCAATTATACCATTCGGCGCTCAGGAATGAGCGTTTTTGTTTCTCAGGCGGGGCAATATCTAAGGAGAGATAAATCATGTGTAACAAAGTACAAACCAAAATATCGGACGACATTGTTGAAATGGTCACAGAGACCGCCTTCCAGGAGATCATGAACTACCTGGAAAAGAAAGAAGCGCCAGAGGAAGTTATTAATTTGTTCATGCGCTATGTCTGGGCCATCTCTGTCGGGCCGCAAGAAGAAAAGACTATCGTCGAGAAAATGCGCGAGCTGTCCGAGTTCATTGTGTTCATCGAAGCGGTTCAAACGATCAACGAGAAGGAGGTGTGATATGTTCCTTGCGATCTGGTTGTATTATTACCTGGCGGGCTGGCAAAACTTTTATGGCTCACATTGGGTTTGGTGCTAACTCCCACTTGAAATAATTAGCCCATCCGTGCTATAATGTAAACAGCTTGCACAACAAGCACATACAATCTAAATAACAAATCACCACCGAATGACGGGTAATAACCCCCGCCGGTTGTAGATTGAGACAGAGTGAATCTTTGTCTTGTCTACAACTGGCGGGGTTTTTTTGTTTCAAAATTCGTTATCCCGGAAACGTAAAAGGCCGGGGCGCTGCGTGATCCCAACCACGTAAAACGGGTAGGTGCGACACGAAAGGAATAGGTATGAAACGCGATTTTTTGAAAGAGCTTGGTCTGGAAGATGAAGTCATTGACAAGATCATGGCCGAACATGGAAAGACTGCAAACGCCTTCAAGGACAAAGCAGATGCTGCTGAGGCCCAGGTAACTACCCTTACCGGCCAACTCGATGAAGCCAACAAGGCTATCAAAGGCTTTGAAGACATGGACATTGAAGCTGTAAAACAGTCGGCGAAGGACTGGGAAGCCAAGTTCAACCAGGCTCAGGCTGATGCTGCAGCAGAACTTGCGAAAGTTCGCTACGACACCGCCATGACCAACGCACTCACTGAAGCCAAGGCCCGCAACCCTAAAGCCGTTGCTGCCCTCCTGGATTCTGAAGCATTGAAGCTGAACGAAAAGGACGGCACGATTGTTGGCCTCAACGAGCAGCTTGAAGCGATCAAGAAAGACAACGCATACCTGTTCGAAGAAGAAGCCCCGGCAGAACCGCTGCCGAGCTTCAGCGCGAAAACCACACAAACCAAGGTGGGAACTGACGCCTTTAGCGCAGCTATGCGCAAGGGTGCCGGTCTCACCCAAAAAGAATAAGGAATAAGAAATGCCTAACTCTATTGATCTTGTAACCCGCTTTGTGGAGATGATCGACGAAATCTACAAACAGGAAAGCAAAACCGCTATCCTTGATGCGATCACCGATCCAACTGCACCTGGTTTGAACGAAAATGAAATTAAAGTCATGAAGGTTGGTGTTACCGGCCTTGGTAATTACAGCCGTGTGACCGGCTACCCGGCAGGTAATATCACCGCCGAATGGGAAACCTTGCAGCTTGCTATCGAACGTGGTCGCGCCTTCACTCTTGACCGCATGGACAACCTGGAATCTCTGGGCTTGCTCCTGGGGAACGTGCAGCGCATTTGGATGCGTGAATATGTTGCCCCTGAAATGGACGCTACCCGCTTTGCGAACTACGCCGCCGATGCTGGCTTAACTGTTGCTGGGGCTACTTTGTCCAGCGGTACTGTGTTAGCCGCAATTGATGCCGCTGTTCTGGCAATGAACGAAGCCGAAGTCCCCGAAGAAGGGCGCGTTTTGTTCGCTTCTTACACCGTCAAGCAGTACATTGAGCAGGCAATCAGCCGTGTGCTGGAAAACCAGAACGAAGCCGACAAGCGTCTCAAGATGCTAAATGGCCTTCCGATTGTCGGTGTTCCTCAATCTCGCTTCTACACTGCGATCACCCTGAACCCCGGCGCGACCGCTGACGCTGGCGGCTACATCAAAGACGCTTCAACCGGCAAAGACATTAACTTCATGATTATTCACCCATCTGCTGTGTTGCAGCCTGTGAAGCTGAACAATGTCAAATACTTCTCGCCTGAAGTCAATCAGCAAACCGACGGGCACCTGTGGCAATACCGCCTCTACCACGACGCTCTGACCTATGAAAATAAGGTCAATGGCATCTACCTGCACAAGAAAGCGTAGGTGATCCATGTTAATGCGTAAAGGTGGCGTGACTGTAGAGATTTTCAACCCGAATGACATCCTGCACTATAAACGCGCAGGGTATGTCAAGGTTGAACAAGAGCCAGAAGAGAGCAAAGAGATCGATTTTAACTCTCTTACTGTAGCCGAACTTAAAGAGGCTGCTAAAGAACTCGGCCTTGAGGGCTACTCAAACAAGAGCAAGGATGAATTGATTGCCTTGCTGGAAGGAAAATAATATGGCTGCTCTAAAACGATTGTTTGGTGCAGGTGGACTCAAAGATGTTGACGACAACTTCAAAACCATTGGTGAACGCGGTTCCTATACCGTTGTAACCGCTGATGACACCGCTGGTGAAGTGGACATCAACACCGGCAAAGCAGATGCCACTACCTTTATGGTGCAAATCTTCCGCGCTGGTGTTGATGTGAAGTCCGACGCAGTTGTCACCATTGCTGACGGCGTTTTGACTATTGCCGATGGCGCCTCTACCTACGACCTGACCGCTGACGATGTGATCGTCTGGCTGGCGTTCTAACTCTAAAGGAACTCGGCGATGGCATACGTGGATTACACATACTATACAACTACATACCTCGGTAATGCTATCGACGAGACCTCTTTTCTTCGCCTGGAAATGCGCGCCCGTCAGATTATCGACAATCTGACTTTCCAACGTGTTGCAGCAGTTATCACAGCAGATGAAGATTCCGCCCTGATCGATAAGATCAAAATGGCCGTCTGTGCCGCAGCTGAAGAGATCAACAAGACCGAACAAAATTCTGAGAATGGCTCTGGCGTGATCCAGTCGGAACGGGCCGGTCAGCACTCCGTAACCTACGCCGTTGCCAAAGATGCCACTCTGACCGCCGATCAACGCTACTACAACGCAGTCTATCTTTATCTTGGGGCTACAGCACTAATGTTTGAGGGCTTCAATGCGGACGAACGCTGATATTACGATCTACAACAAATACTATGTCGGTCGTGACGAAGCTTTCCAGCGCATACAGCTAAAAGGTGTGTATTGGGAAGACCGCCGAGCGGTTAACCAGCTTGCCTCCGGCGGAAACATCGCCGCGGATAAGGTTTTGGTAATGATTCCTTTTATCGGGCATGATGGTTACTTAGACCCGGTAGAATGGCTGGCCTTAGAGGATAAGTCTGAAAACTGGACACTCAATTCAAATGACATCATCGTGCGCGGCCTGGTTGAAGACGAGATCGAACCGGGATTTACTCCCTCCGATCTGGAACGCAAGTATCAAAACGTTTTGCGGATTACCTCCGTTGACTCGTTCAATGCTGGTAGTCCCCGGATGCAACATTGGGAAGTAGGCGCAAAATGAGCGGCCCTGTAATCGAAACCCCAAGAGGTGTGATTATCACCACAGCAGGTGCAAAGGCAAAACTGGTTTGGAATAAGAATTTCAAACCCAAGCACCAGGGCCGCTTTACCCGTGCGCAGAAGTTTGTAGACAGCGAAGTCTTACGCCGCTGTGAACCCTACATTCCACTTAGAACAGGTGTGCTTGTCAAGTCTGGGATTTTGGGAACGGTGCTCGGCAGCGGCCTTGTAGAGTGGGGGGCGAACTATGCAAAGGCGCAATATTACTCACCAAGGGAACCTGGTAGCTCTACCGGCCCATTGCGCGGCCCGTACTGGTTTGAACGCATGAATGCTACAGATGGGCAGGACATTATCCGGCACGCTAAAGCTATCGCAGGGGGGCGCGAATGACGGTTATCGAGTCGGTAAAGACCTGGTTATCTGGCTACGAAGGCTTGGAAGAAAATGCCCCGCTGTGGGTAGATCATATCGACGGCGCTACCCCTGGTGGGTATGCGATCTTCTCAGTGCCTGGAAACAAGATCATTGAAGAGTATTTGGACGGTGGTTCTCTGAGAGAGTTCCCGTTTGCTTTTCAGAGCCAAGAATTAACCACCGATGAGCTAGAACGGCTGGATAACCTCGGATTTTTTGAGGCGTTCTCGGACTGGCTCGAAACACAAACTAATAGCGATGATATGCCAGACTTAGGCGAAGGCAAGACCGCCATAAAAATTGAAACAACCAATTGGGCATTCCTCTACAAAGAGGGAGAATCCAATACCGGAATCTATATGATTCAGTGCAGGCTCGAATACGAGCAACAACCTTTAGGAGAATAATTATGGTAGCACCTGTACCTGTAAAACGAAGCTTAATCAAATATTTTATTGATACCACGCCAGAAAGTACGGCCACATATTCGCTAGTTGGCCCTGGTATCACCTCCGCTCAGGAGAACATGAACCCGCAAACAGTGGACGAGCATTACATCCACGAAGATGTTGGGAGAACTGAATTAGAAAGCTATCGCCCAACTATTCCCGTTGAAGGCATTTTGCATGACGGCGATGATGCGTATGATTTTGTATATGCTCTTTATAGAGCATACGCAACGTTAGACGCCGCAAAGACTACAATGGTCGTTGTCTATTTGAACGAAACTCCGACCGGTAGCGAGTACCCAGCAAAGCGCCATGATGTTGTAATCGCTGTTGATGCTGGCCCCGGTGGCGAAGCTGGAAAACGGGCAACCATGAATTACACCATTTATTATCAGGGCGATCCAACTTTCGGCACCTTCAACCCGACTACATTGGCCTTTACCCCGGATGCATAATGGTTGACGGCTCACTTAAGATTGGCGGTGTAGTTAGCCTGGCGGTCAACGACGATCCCAGTCGAATTGTTTCTTTCAACCCGTCTGACACCGGGTTTGTCGAGCGTCTTTTTGGGATGCTTGATGAACTTGAAAAAAAGACAAAGGAAAATGAAACAAAGATCAACGCGCTAATCAGTGGAGAGAGTGAATCTGTCCAAAAACTCTCTCCACAAAAGCGCGATGAACTAAAGATCAAGCTCAGTAAAGAGTTAGCCGACTATTTCCGAGAAAAAATTGACGAATTGTTCGGTGCTGGTACAAGCCAGATGGTATTCGGTGATTATCGTTCACACCTGATGATCTTCGACTTTTTCACAGGCATTTCTGAATACGTTGAGGGCTATCAAAAAGACCAATCTCAAAGACTTAGCAAATACGCCAAAAAGGTGCAGAGCGCCAAAACCATGCGATGAACATCCTGACCGATGTTTTCCCGGATGCTGTCATAATCGACGGTGTTGCGGTGCAGGTAGATACCAGTTATCGCACATGCCTGCTGATTATTCTAGCTTTTGAAGATGCGGAGCTGACCGATCAAGAGAAAATGAGCGTTTTGCTCCATAATCTCTACGATAAAGTCCCAGAGAACATAGAGGACGCCGTCAAACAGGGCATCAAGTTCCTGGATGGCGGAGAGGAAGCAGGTGAAGGTGAAGGTCAACTCACACAGAGGCTTTATAGCTTCAACAAAGATGCTAGGTTCATTTACTCAGCTTTTATGCAGACCCATGGGATCGACCTGGCGAAAGAGGATTTGCATTGGTGGAAGTTCCTGGCTTTATTCCTAGACCTCGGCGCTGACACAGTATTTTCTAACATTGTTAGCCTGAGAAAACGCCTGGCAGATGGCAAGGCCACTAAAGAAGAGCGGGCCGCAGCTAGAGAAATGCACGATATTCTCGACCTGCCAGAACAACTGACGCAGGAAGAAAAAGAACTGGAAAACCGGTTCATGGAGCAACTCGGTAAATGATTGACGAAACCATTATGAACGAACTGCTTGAACAGCCCGGCATCAAGGAAAACGTTGAAAAGATGACACCGGCAGAGCTTGACTATTTCAAGACTTTGTTGGTTTGTAATGGTATCTATGCTCAATATGTAGAGGAACGCAATGGCAGCGTATGACGGCAGTATTAGAATAGACACCCGAATTGACGGGAAAGGCTTCAATAAAGGCATTCAGTCCATGATGACCGGTTTGAAGCGTTTCGCCGCGGCGGTTGGCCTTGCTTTTGGACTGACCGCAATTGTGATGTTTGGCAAAACTGCTGTGTCGGCCGCCTCTGATCTGTCCTCAGCAATGGTCGGCCTTGAATCTGTTGTATCTGGGTCGGGTAAGTCCTTCCAGCAGGCACAAGGGTTTATTGATGACTATATCTCTGATGGCCTAATCCCTGCTACTAATGCGATCAATGCCTATAAAAACCTGGCATTGCGCGGGTACAACACCGATCAAATTGAGCAAACACTCGCGATTCTAAAAGACACTGCTGCATTTGGCCGTCAGGCCAGCATGTCTCTGGGAGAGGCGGTGCAGTCCGCTACCGAAGGTCTCAAGAACGAAAACTCTATCCTGGTCGATAATGCCGGCGTAACTAAAAACGTTGCCAAGATGTGGGACGACTACGCCAAGAGCATCGGCACGACCGCGAACAATCTTACTCAGCAGCAAAAGATTCAGGCTGAGGTTGACGGATTAATCGCAGAAAGCATCTACCAAACCGGTGATGCCGCCAAACTCACCGGGACTTACGCCGGTAAATTAGCTGCACTCTCGGCCAGCTTCTACAATCTCAAGGTTGCTGTTGGCAATATCTTTATCCCCATCCTGCAAAAAGTGATTCCGATTGTGACACAGGTTGTCAACTGGCTTACCGTGCTGGCAAACACCGCCGCACGTGTGATTAGCCTGTTATTGGGTGAAAGCATGGATAGCAGCGGGATGGAAGCCTATGCCGATGCCACCAATGCCGCCGCTACTGCACAAGATAATCTCGCAGGCTCTACTGAGAACGCAGAAAAGGCCGCTAAGGGTGCTTTAGCCTCATTTGATGACTTAGATGTCTTACAACAAGATAAGGGTGATTCTGGGGCTACCCCTGGGGTTGTGGATGTCGGCGGTGCGATTCTTGGCGATACCGGCGAAACTGAGGGCAAGCTGGATGAATTGGCCGGTAAGGTCGAGAGCTTCAAAGAGCGCGTCTTGGCCCTGCTTGTGCCGATGGAAGCGCCGTTTGAGCGGCTGAAAGAAGCGGCTAAAACCTTGGGCGGCACGATCTGGAACGGCTTGGTTTGGGTCTGGAATAACGTGTTGGTTCCGTTAGGTGAGTGGCTTTTGACACAAGCCGCGCCGGTATTTTTGGATCTGTTAGCAGATGGGCTTATTTGGTTGAATGAGCAACTACTCAATATTTCCGGTTGGATCAGCACGCATCAGCAAACTATTCTCGGTATAGCAATTGCTATAGGTATTTTTGCTGCCGCCTGGTTAATTGTGAATGGTGCTGTGGCGGCATGGACAGTAATCGGCGGAATCGCTACTGCTGTGACCGCTGCCTTTGGTGCTGCTGTAACATTTCTAGCTTCTCCAATTGGTCTTGTTATTCTTGCAATCGCTGCCTTAATCGCCATTGTAATTCTGCTCGTAAAAAATTGGGATTGGGTCAAAGAAAAAGGCGCACAAGCCTGGGAGTGGATTAAAAATGCCTGGTCTGGAGCTGGCGATTGGTTCAAGGGTGTTGCCGATAAAATAAAAGATGTGTGGCGATCCGCTCTTGATTGGGTTGGTTACAAGTTTGATTGGGTCAAAGAGAAAGGCGCACAGGCTTGGGAATGGATAAAAAATTCATGGAGCGGAGCTGTCGATTGGTTTAGGGGGGTTTCGAACAATGTAAAAGAAGCGTGGCGCACTGCTCTTGATTGGGTTGGCGAAAAATGGACATCAACCTTTACCGGGGTGCAAAACTTTGTAAAAGAAATCATCAATACAATTATTGGATTTATCAATGGGATGATTAATGCCGTTGCTGGCGGTATTAATGCTGTAATTAGTGGGATAAATTCCATTAGTGTAACTATTCCTTACTGGGTACCAGTATATGGTGGCAGCACATTTGGTACTAATTTGCCGTATATTAGTTTTCCGAATATCCCCCGTCTAGCGACTGGTGCAGTTATCCCGGCAAACAGCGAGTTTCTTGCTGTTCTTGGAGACCAGAAATCCGGTCGTAACATTGAGGCACCTGAAAATCTTATTCGCCAGATCGTAGAAGAAGCAATCGTTAAGTCTCATGGCGGTGGAGATACCGTTGTGGACAATGTCATCAAACTTGACGGTGAAGTGCTGTACCGCAGCCAAAAGCGAGTCAGTCGTAGAAAAGGCACAAACCTTATCAAGGGAGCCACAGCATGATTATCATTGACGGCCTAACCTATGATGCTCCTTTTGTAAAAGTATCTCGCAGTTTTGATGTGCTTGACAAATACGCTGAAAGAACTAATGACGGCAAATTACGTCGTGAAATTATCGGAGTCTACCAAAACTACACTATAGAATTTGGAAACATCACCGATATGGATGAATATGCCAGAATTCTCGATAAACTGACTGAACCTGTAGAATTTCACACAATCACAGTTCCCGATACGACTGGAACTGTGACCTACACGGCATATATTACCGGAGTAAGCGACGATCTTAGAAAAATATCAGGATCTACAAACTATTGGCGAAACCTGAAGGCCAACTTTATATCTAAAAATCCAACGAGGACACCATGACAATCACTTCAACTCAGGTATCTTTTGGTCTTTTTGCGCTGGAATTGAAACAGGATGCTATTCCAAGTGCATCTGATAAACAGCCATTCGTAAAAATAAATGACTTGAAAACGGATAGTGCCACCGTGCGCCCATATGCCACCTACGAGCCCAATTATTGGCTTTTAGATGGTGGCTATAAGTTTCTACCTGAAGATACCAGCCGGGTGCATGTTGGGCTAATGTCGTTATCTATGAGCGATGTGAACGGAAATTTTTCTATCCCGCCGGTTCTAACGGTCAATTTCCAGCAAGTTCACAGTACAGACGGCCTGACGCTGCGCTTTTCACAGTATACAGGAGACTATATTTCACTGTTAACTGTGGCGTATTATGACGCTTCAGACGTTCTGATTCGATCAGACAACTATGAGCCAGATAATTGGGAGTTTTCAACTGAGCAAGCTGCGGAAGACTTCAAGAAAATTGTTATTACCTTTAGCCAAACACACCGCCCATATCGCTATCTCAGATTGAGCGGTATTGACTTTGGAGAATTGATTTATTTCAATGGAGAGAATGTAATCGAGGCTGATTCTATTGAGGAAGTCAACCCAATTAGCATAGAAGTGCCTTTTAGCACTGTTCGCCTGCTTCTGTTTTCAGAGGACGAAGATTTTTCTATTGTCAACCCAACCGGGTTGTATACGGAATTTAAAGAGCGTATGCCCCTATCAGTTCATGAGTACGTTGACGGTCAGGCAAACTTTATTGGACGTTTTTATTTAGAGGATTGGACATCTGTCACAGAAAACCAGATGCAACTTGAATGCGTTGATCTGCTGGGTGTCTTGGATAAAATCACCTGTCGCGGCGGAATTTGGCTAGGTGCAGGGATTACGGTGGAAGACCTGGTAGAAGAAATTCTCGGTCAAATTTTTATCCCCTACGATCTTGACACAAATATCGCCGATGTTGTTTTGAGGGGGTGGCTTCCGTCCGCAACATATAGGGAAACATTGCAGCAAATTGCATTTGCCTCCGGCGCGCATTTGAGCTGCACGCGCTACGGCTCGATAAAAATATTCAAGACCACGCTTGCACAAGATGGTGTGCCATCATCGATTATTGCCTCAGGAGATTATGGCGTAGAAAGCTCGGTATCGCTAACAGCTTTGATTACCGGTGTAGATGTGACCGCCCATAACTATGTGTCTTCTACGGAAGAGGTCGAGTTGTACAACGAAACTCTTGAGGCTGGTGAGCATGACATCACTTTTGATGAACCAATCCACGATCTCGGCGTTACTGGTGCCACAATTACAGAAAGCGGTGTCAATTATGCGATTTTGACTGTAGCAACTACTGGTACGGTCGTTCTAACAGGGCAAATCTACAACGACACTAAAAAAATATTTAGCCACCGGATGGCATTAGAAAGCGGCGTGAAGCCCAGTGTGATCGAAATTGAAGAAGCTACACTTGTAAGCAATGCAAACGGTCAGGAAATTTGCGATCATGTTTATAACTACTACCAACAAAGATACTTACAAAAAGCGCGCTTATTTGCGCCTGGGTCTGAGCCTGGGGACACTGTGTTAATCGACACTCTTGGCGGCAAGCAAATTCTTGGTGTAATCGAAAAAATGGATTCAAATTTGAGTGGCGGATTCATTGTCGATTCTGAAATTCGCGGGGTGATCTATGAAGTGGGTTAGCCCGGTTTATAACCGTACACAGGCGGATATAACCAACCGTACATCAAAGGCGTTTATCAATGTTTCTGACTGGATCAGAATCAACGGCAACACCAAGATTGTGCAAGTGTTGGTTCGGATTATGGCTGGTGTAAATGTATCTCTTTATGATCTTCCTGAGCCTGTAAGAACTGACTTTCCGAGTGTGGATGAGATCAACCAGTTCATTGAAAATATTGAAAATCTACGCCTTGGCGCTGCTTTTCCGGTAGAGAGCGGTGTCACACCTTTGTATTTTGAATATGTAGCGGGA